GGATTACCCTCACTATCAATCGGCCTAAAAGGTGTAGTAACAACATCACCTTTTGTCATTCCCTCGTTAAAAGCCCAAGAATAACCATCTAAAGCTAAAGCTGCTCCTGCAAACCCATTAATGTCTGCGTTAAGATCAACTATTAAGCCAGTAGACGATGTTTCCCAATATATATCCAAATTAGATTCAACTGGCTCAGTTTCATAAACGGCCAATCCCGGAAGCATGTTTTGAGGAAATAAAAATTCTGGAAGATCCTCCTGTCCTGGTGCCCAAGTATCAAAATTATAAGGAGATCTAGTATTTGGCCAACCAATTGATTTATCTTCCGTTGAAATTTTTGCTATTAAAGGATTAGAGTCTAAACTATAAAACACGTCTTGACCCCCTTCGCCGCCTGAATCCTCTCCATATAAACCTACTATAGGTAATTTCAAAGCACTAGGTGATAAATCGTCTAAGCCCATTTGCATATCTCTAGCGTTACCAACTTGAGTTGCAACATGCTTAACGGCGTTGACTCCAGAAGCAATTGTTCTTGGGTAATATTGTATATTTTTAGGTTTAGATAAATGTTCTCTTCCTAAATTGTAAGAGGTTCCTGGCTCTCCCCAAGTAGGGCCATAAGCTGGTGTCATTATATTTGTAACTCTACCATACAAAACTACCGAAGATCTGTACTGTTTTTGATCAGGACCTACTTCTGCTAAATCCCTAGGTATTTTGTTAATATTGTCATTAAAAAGCACGGTATGCGCAGTCACATCTAATTCGTTAGGGAATTTATATCCACTTAAAGTAAGTGTAAAATCTCCTACTATTTTTCCGGTATCATCATCGGTGGTAGATAACTCAGTCCATTTATAAGCCTGGCCGGGATATCCGTTAAGTATTCCGGGCAAGTATACATTATAATATTCTTGCTGTGTTTGTTTCACAACTATTTTATAACTGTACCAGCCTAAGTCATTTAATCTATACGAAAATTTTAAATCAGGACTATTACTTGGTAAATTTTCTTCTCTTAAATAACTTTCGTTTACCTGACCATCAGTTATAACTTGATAAAGGTTTAGAGCAGGATCAATTTGATCAATAGATTTAACCTCTACAAAATCTTCGAATTGTCCTCTTAAATAATCGTTTTCAGCTGGTAAATTTTTATTATTAGTATAACTAGAATCCCATCTAAACTGATATACATTGCCGTTTATAAGTATGTCATCCGGTAGTACTGCATAACCTTCGCCTGAAGTATCCCTTTTGTTTTCTATTGCATAAAGTCCGGGCGTACCTGCGCTTAAGTTTTTAGTAGATGAAATTGCTTCGTTAACTAAAACTTGAATAGTATCTCCAAACCATTCTAAAATGTTAGGAGTATCGTCAGGTCCGGAATCGTATGGGCTATATATAGTTGATCCTGAAAAAAACTTATCACCTTCGGTAGCTCCTAAATCAACATTAGATAATATAACAGGGGAAGTTCTACCAAACTTATCCGATAACACAAACCCAATTTGGTAATTTCTATTTCTTTTTACTGTATGGGTAGGATACTCTACAAAGTTATTATACTTGCCTGTTTCTAGTTTACGGTTTATCCTACAATTATAATTTAATGCCGTGGGAGGAGTATGTTGATCCCTATAGTTTCCGTAAATAACTCTATTACCTGAGACTTCTTGAGACTGAGCTCTTACAGGCACTTTGTCAAAAACTCTAACGGTCTGAGCTTCTGCTAATGTTCTATAAGGCTTACGTGATTGATAGTCATACGTATATATGTTATTGCCTTTTGAAAAAGTGCTCACCTCACTAGCAGAAACAGACTCAAGAACTTTCACGGCAACGGAATCAGATTCTCTAAAAAGAATTTCTAGTTCAGAAACTTTGTAGTGAGAGTTTAATCTATTGCCAGGGCAAGGTAGAGGAATGTTAAGTTCAATATTTTGAACATTGTTTTCAAACCAATCAAGAACTGTTGACCGATAAGCTGCATCCTCTTGTCCATGTACAAAATAACCTTTTTGCTTAGGTATATAAGCTATCTGAGTAAAGGGAGCCATAAGGGAGTACTCATTGTCGTCGTACTTAAACCTATAACTAAACCTCACAAATTTATCTTCTAAGTAATCAGGATCTCCCGGCCAACTAGGATCATCTTTTTTGTTAGTCATTGTAGAAGCAAACAAAGTATAATAAGATCCCGGGGTCGGTGTATTACCTCCTGGTATATCGGGTTCAAAAGTTATTCTTGTTTTACTAGCTACAAAAACTACGTTTGTTATTGTCAAATAATCTTCTCCGCTTAAATTATCTTCAGGGGATACCAAAATGCCACCTATAAAAGGCTCTAGCTCTTCAACTCTATTTCCTTCTACAGTAATATAACCTGAGGCTCCACCTGAAGCTACTACTCTTAATTTGTTTACTAAATTTATGGGTTGGTATGGAGAATATTTAGCTACAGATATTTGATGTTCTTCGGTATAATATTCCGTGTCTTCATCATTAGAAGAGGACCTGCCTGATTGAACTATAGTACTAGCTAAGTTAATATTTATTTTTCTAGGCTGGTTTCTATCATCCGTCCAAAATAATAAACTTTCTATAAGATTAACTCCTATAATTCTGTTAGTTGTAGAGAAATTTAAAAACTCTCCTTGCACTAATTTAGTGTAGTCTCCAGAACGGGTATTAAAAACATATATATAATGTTGTGTTCCAAAAGGCGCATCGGTAGGATTTTCAGGATTAGGATCTGAATAATCTGTAAGAAAAACAAAAACTCTGTCGTTAGATGAATCTACGAGTTGGCCTATTATTTCAATGTCACCTAAATCTGTTTGAGTTATTAAAGAATTACCTATAATGTTTTCTACAGCTCCTACATTATCAGCCTCCGAACGACCAACACTTACGTTTAATGCATCTCTGTATTCGCCATTAGGTATAATCCTATCGTCTAAGTCTTTATTCATCTTAGCTTTAAGGAAAGTATTTTTTATTTCTTGTGCCATTTAATTCTTATTTAATCCATTTAGATTTACCTCTCATTACTTGTACTATCTCCGATAGTTTAATGTTTGACAGTCTTATCTTTGCATTTCTTAACTTAGCGTATCTTTCTCGTTTAAGTCGCTGTACAATGTACTCAGGCTGCCCCATTCGTGTCGAAATGATCGCGTGAGATATATGAGCATATAATGCCTCTTCGGCCATCTTAGGTACTTTAAAATCCAATCCCTCGTAGGCTAGCCCATCGGATATATACTCCAATACAATTAGTTTGTCTCTAAGGTTAGATGAAAACATTATAGTGCCGTCTCTTTCATTCATATTAAACCAACCTCCTGATTGCATATATTGTGGGTCTCCCCCATACCTCTGTCCTGCGGCTAAATCAAAACTTAATGTATCTACAATGTCATTATACTGTTGTCTGCTTATGTTTCCAGCAAGTAAGCTAGCATTAGCGTTTGCCCATCTTTCATTCGTTATAGAGGAACCCTCTAATTGATCCCCGAAGTTATCTGTAGTAATTTGTCCAATCCCATCTTGTAATGGAACCTGATAAGGTGAAACATGTAATGTATTAGCTGGAAAAATTGGACGTTTAACTCCTGTACTGTCTATTCTAGATATAGCCGTGTAGTTTACATAATCTTGAGGTACAGCTAGATTAAGGTTAGCGGGAACCGTAAGCTCTTGAGAACGAATAGTTTTTAAAGTGTCGTAGCTAAACTCTTGTAATCCTCGCTTAGCGTGAAATATAACATCCGTGCGTTTAACATCAAGTATTAATTTACCTTCTCCTACATATATAGTCATAAAAGCATCTATAATATCGCTTAAAGACGTATAAGCATAACCTCCTTGATTTTGTTGTACAATATCTCCGTATGCATTTTCATCACCATATTTTCCGCCATCTAAAGTTTTTAGTTGCACTACAACGTAGGTGTTTACGGGTATAGGTGTGGTAGTGGTGATAACATTGTCTTTTACAGTAAATTCTAAGGTATACTCTGTATAAGATCCTGGTAAACTGGTGGGACTAGTGTAAAGAGCAAAATTATTTAATGCATAATCTGTACTTGACGGATCATAAGATCCAAAAATTAAATCTGTATTAAAAGTTGCTACAAAAACGCTAGTTCCGCCTGCATCTTCGCATAAAAATCTTTGCGATCCCGCGTAATATTGTTCGTTAGTTTCGGTTATTAAGCCGCCGTTAGGTATTGCCATATCTTATAATGTTTCTTTAATTGTCTCTGCTTGTACCTGCTGTTGAGCTACTTGTATTATAGTAGGGTCTTTAATTACTACTCCCGCATAAAGAAGTATTCTGGTTACTATATTAGATTGTTCTTTTTTAGACAATTCAAAATCAATAGATCCTGCAGCGGTATAACTATAATATGCTTGACCTGTAGGCACAGTAAAGTTCCATCTTACGTCCATAGGCTTTCTTAAATAACTAACAGCTATATCCGAAGTAATAGCCTCTGGTAAGACTTGTATTTTTTCGTTTTCATATAAAAATACTGGATAGTTAACGGTGGGAGCTATAAGTGGATTGCCTTTTAAATAAGGCAGTTCATTCCTTTGAACAAGCTGTAATTCTTTTTCGTTTTTGTAAAATACAGACCCTAATGTGTAGAAGCTATTAGGCTTTGCTGTAACTAATATAGTTTGGTTTAAAGATGGGATTGTGTTAAATGAAATAGCGCCGCCTCCTATATTGTAGGAATTTGAAGATAAAAGTTCTCCGTTAACATAAACATATATAACGCTTGAACTTAATTGAGCTGCTGTAATTGATGTAAATACAAACGAAGATTGTGTACCTGTACCCAAAAAAGATTGTGAGTAAACAGAGCCGCTGTTTTCTACAGGCAAAATAAACTTGCCTTCTGCCGCGTTAAATGTGCAATCACCGTATTCTTTGAATATAGATATATCCTGATTAGTGTTTTTTATTTTATCACCGTATTCAGTAATATTGTCAGGCTTACGAACTTGAAGATCTAGTGTATTAAAGTAACCCTCAAATATTTCTAATTGAACCTGTGTAGCTACCTTATTAAATTCATCAGGGGTTAACATTCCCCGTTGTTCTTTATTTAATATAAGTAAAACCGTTCTATAAACTGTATTTACATTTATTGCCATTATATTTTGTTTTATATATTATTAACCGGACTCAGTTACGAATCCGGTTAATATAGTCTACTTATTATAATTACATAGTTTTATAAAAAACTACTAATTAAAACTTCTTTTCTATGGATCTGAAAACTTCCATACCTTCATCTGTTTTGAAGTACGCAGCCATTGCTGAATATGGGTTTTCGTCAAAAGGAACATTCATAAGCTTTCGGCCTGTTGATGCCCATGAAAATGTTCTCTGGTCCTGAGATAAACTCAGTATATTTGCTTCAGTAGCTTTTATTGCTACATTACGTAAATGTACGTTATCATCCTGAGCTAATTCTAGGAATAACTGAGGATTACGACGCGCAAACAATCTAAGATCTCTTTTAATTTCTTTAGAGGATAAGCTGTTAACTTTGCTTCCAACCTCAACTCTTAGTATTGCTTCAGCTTCGTCAACATCCATTTCTCGTGCAATAATAGCTGCATCAACCTGCATATCAAGTACATCTATGTCGTCTTCCGCTTCTTCAACTGAGTCATACTCTTCGTATATACGATCTTTTAATGGATGATACAAAGATAATAACTTTTGTAAGTTTTGTTTTTCTTTAGGCACTGTCAATACACCTTCTCTAAATACAATATGTCCCATTGTTGCTTCACCTTTTTGATCTTGTTTGAAAGGGGATGAGTGATTGGTTGCATATCTAATTTCTTTTTGTACTCCTGTTTCTTCGTCAAAATATAATAAAGAATGCTTTGGAGTATGTTTACCTGGGATTGTATGGGTTAATGGTTCGGCATCATTTTTTAAAAAATATACCCTGTCTTTAATTTCCCATTCTGGTTTCGCAGGTTCTACTGGTTTAGTAAATACAGGTTTAACTGTTTCTACTGTTTCTACTTGTGCTGAAGCTATTTCTGCAATAGGCTCCGTTTTAGCCGCTTTCTTTTTAGCTGCTGGTTTTTTATTTGCCATAATATGATATAATTAAATAGTTAAAATAAAGGGAGGACCCGAAGGCCCTCACCTCTAATATTGGAATCCTTAGATTCCTTTGAATAATACGAAGTTATTAGCTCCTTGAGTAATTAAACATCTTTCTGATAAGAAGTTAATTTCCATTGCATCAAGAGTTGAAGACTGTGCTCCACCTACTGATCCAGTTACCCATTGCTTCATTCTTCTGTCATCAGTTTGAGAAGCTCTGTATCGTACGTGCAAGAATGGACGACGAATGTTAGTTCCTAAAACTTGATCGTAAACAGTTGAAGTTCCAGCAGGTACCATAACACCTTCAATAGAAGCTACTCCATCGATAGCTCCACGAGTAGATGCATCGTTTAAGTATTTCCAATCAGTCTTATAGAAGTCGTAAGATCCTCTACGGAAACCTGTGAATCCTAAGTTTAACGCCATGTCAGAAGAGTTATCAAATAAACCGTAAGCAACACCACCGTTTGCTCCAGCTGATAAACCAGCTAACATATCATCAAAGTCAAGAGAAGTTTGTCTATTATTAAATAACATGTTTTCTTCAATAGCCCCTTGACTATCAAGGTTCTTAAGAATGTTATCAAATTCAGCTAAACCATTCGCTGCAGTAAATCCAGTTTCAATATTCCCTCTGTCAGCAATAGCTGCGAATAAACCTTGAGTCCCTGGCTGAGTTAATTGTGTAGCAGCTACTTGATTAAGTTCTCCTTCTACCATTGCCATTTCTAAATAATCGTCGAAACGTAATTTAGTTTCAGATGCAGCTTTCAAATACCAAAGGTATCCGTCAGTTCCATCTTCAGTTGCAACGTTTACCCATCCGATTTGCGCAGTATCAGAACCAGATACAACGAACTGATCTCTAATAATGATTGGAGAGTTAACATACTGAGTCATTACTGGGTTGATAGAATTACGTGCAGCTGAGTTACCAGGGCCACCAGCTTCTAAACTAGTTCCTTTAGAGTAATCAGATCCGTAAACAAATACTTTCAATCCGGTAGCAGCAAATCCTTGAGTTGTCAAAGAAGTACCAGCAAAAGGCTGAACAGTAATTGTTCCTGCAGCTCCAAGTGTAGATGCAGTTACGATACCTTTAGCCTCTAATCCTGCTGGATCTAAAACTACTACTGTATCGTTTACAGAGATTACATTTTGTACTCCTGCAGTAGCGGCTGGATTAACCTCAATAACTGAAGTAGTACCAGTAGATACTTGCTCTACACCGTCGTAAGATATATGCAATCTGTTTTGTTCAGACCAAATAACTTGATCAGAAGACATTGGCATTTCTGCTCCTACCATACGTAAGAATCCGTTTAGTGTTCTGTTTCCATAACGTTCTACTTCAGCTTCGTATACTTCTGGTAAGTACTGCTGAGCAAAGTCAGCGAAATTGTCAGGAATTCCAGCGGCTCCGCCGTTGTTGTTCCATTGTAAATAGTTTGTCGCAAGTGCTTGCGTGGTTTGTGTTGGGATTAAACTCCCAAATTCTGGTGTTATTGCCATTTTTTAATTATTTTAAAATTTCTTAATTTTTAATTTTGAAGAATTTCCGTCGCTTACACCTTTTATTGTCCATTTACCCAGCTTGACATCTCCTTTTGGAGCAGCCTGGCGGGCTTCAGTTGATACGTTATTTGACTTATTAGTTATCTCTCTAATTGCATCAGCTTTACCTTGCTCATAAAAATGGTTTGCCATTTTGTCAGGGTTGCTTGCCGCATATAAAGCTTTGTGATAACCTGCTGTATCTTCCAGAACTCCGCTATCACCAGTAAACTTATTGATGAAATTGCCTATATCCTGCTGCCTTTCGGACACCTTTTCCACATTTGGAACACTCATTCTAAATGTCTTATCTCCTACGTTAAAATCGAAACCTTCGAATTCCTGTGAAAATAATTGCTTAGTGTTTGTTTTAAATATTTCTTGGTTTTTGGTGGCTTGCGCCTCATTCTCCTTGAATCTATTGAAAAAGCTTTCTGCTTCGGTTTGATTAGAACTACCGGTAGACCTCAACTTGATGTCATCATAGTATTTGTTCTTAGTTTCTTCCAAAAACTGTTTAGCTTTTGCAACTTCTTCTTTATACGCAATCTTTTTCTTGCGTATTTCGTTATCCTCATCTATGTCTTCGTCGAATGCAAAGTTATCATCGATAACAAAAGCAATCTCCTCAGCGCTAAGATGTGGCTTAGTGTGTTTATAATATTCTTTTACTAGCACGTTTTTATCAACATCGTCGTAATTTGTGTTTAATCTTACATAGTCCTGTATGTCTCCGCCTGTATCCTGCATGAAGTTAACTAACTTCTCAATATTTTCAGGCAATGTTGGTTGTATTGGAGCAGTTTTAGCTACGGGTGTTTCTACAGCAACCTCTTCTTTGGTAACTTCCGTTAATGTAGGTGTTTCCTCTACAACTTCTTTAACAACCTGTGCAGGTTCTGAAGGTATAACCACTTTAGCTATATCTGGTTCTGTGCTTTTTTTATTTAACGTAACCTTAGGTATATCTGTACTAGTGTCAATCAACGGCTCTTTAATAGCCGCTCGCTTTTGATCATCTGTTTGTACGACCTCCGGCTTTTTCTTTTGTTGGATCTTAAAAGTTCCTTCTGTTTTTTCCATAAAATAATATATAATTGTTTAAATAATTCTAGCTAGGTTCAAATGAGCTTAAATCAAAGCTACCCATAACGTCATTGCCTTGTGACTCAAAATTCTTAGGCATTCCATCTGTTTGTCTTTGCTGTATCATTTCGCTTTGCTGTGTAGCCTGCATTTTTGTTCGCTTGTCTTTACGATCTTCAGTTTCGCTCAACTTAGATTGCTCAGCTTGCACTTTTCCTTGTGATAACTGCATGTTATACTCAAACTCTTTCGCCATAAGCATTTCTTTCATTTGAGCTTCCATCTGCATTCTTTGTATTTCAAAATCAGCTTTAGCTTTTTCTATTGCTATTTTCTCAGCTGTCAGCGCTTGTTGCTTTTGAACTTCCTGCATTGCAATCTGTTCTTGAGCCTGAGCATTTGCTTGCGCTTGTGCTTGCGCTTGAGCAGCTTGAGCTTGTTGTGCTGCTTGTTGTTTTTTCTGACGCTTTAATTTTAGCATTTGATTAGCTAGCTGTATGTTCTTGATATTTCTAATATCAATTGCATCTTCAATATCTATACCCCCTTGCTGCAACGATGTATTAATATTGTTTGTTAATTCAGCTTTTTCTTCATCATCGGGTTCTAACTCTAACATTATGCCAAAATCATATAAATTTGAATTTGCTAACTCCCTCAACGTATTAACGTTTAATGCTGATATCGAATTCTTAAGGGAATTTTCAGTTAATGGATTAGCTATTACATCTGTTAACTTTAAAGAGATTATCTCTGCAGTTCTTAACGTTAAAAATAAAGATGCTTTTAATATATGGTTTGTAGCAGTATTAGATGCGTTAGCCGCTATCTTTTGTAATCCTACTAAAGCATTAGCATCTGGCTGACTACCATCACGAGCTTCGTTGAGTCCTGTTACATCTCTAATCATTTGCAAGTTATAATTGTATGCTGCAATTAAAGATTGTATTTTACTTGATCCGCTCCCAGTTTGTAATTCCTGAATAGGTATTTTACCTCTATTCATGTCGCCTTCTTGTGTAAGTGATCTACCTACAACCGAACCTGTTTGGAAGTACATATTAAGTGCTTCTGCTGGGTTGTATGTTGTACCGTTACCTAAATCAACTTCTGCTAAACCATCTACGTCTAAGTACACCCCATCTGGTACCATCTTAGATAATACTTGTTGTAACTTTAAATTTGTTAAGTTAATGATATCGGCAAAGCCTATGCACTTACTTATAAGTGATTGTATTTTACCTTTATACATTCTAGGTGCTGCTGCTGCATAACTCATTACAACTTTGGTTGTATCTGCCATAGGGCGAGTCATGTTTTCAGCTAACTCCCATCTAAGCATTATATCGGTGTTCATTATTTTAGCTCCCTGGTATAATACCTCTATCGTTCTTGATACTCTTTCGAAGTTATCGTTTGGCGGAGGATTAAATTCATCCGTTTTTTCAATAGCTTTTTCTAAACCTGTATCTGTTCTTTTGATTTTAAATACTTGATTCATAAAAGTTTTATATTCAAAATATAATACTTGAACCGTATCTCTATTATTATTCATAAACCCTGTAACGTTAGATCCGTTAATTGGGCTCGATTGTATTTTTTCTAAATCGCTATCGCTTATATTAGGAAACTCTTTTTTAAGTTCTGATAGTGTTATTTGTTTTACTTCACCGAAATAATATAAATCGCTAAAATAGGGATCTTCTGTATATGACCAAACGCATTTTGCAGGGTCTACATAGTCAACTACTAAACCTTCTGACTTATTAAATGATGTTTTAGTTATACCAATACCTATATTAACAAGATCTTGATCAACTCTTTCTTTTATATTTTCAAATTTGTTTTGATCCAAAACAGTATTTATAGCCTCCTCTTCAGCTATTTCAATAGCCATTTTAGGTTTTAACTGCATGAATAACTCTAGCTCTTCGGGAGTATCAGGCAATTGCTGATCGTCCATACCTGACTTAGATATATCTTTTCCAAACACTTGAGCAGCTACAGCGATATCTTGTTGCATTGTCATATCATACAATATAGCTTCCTGTTGTCTTGTTCTTTTAGCTATAGATTCTGGATCCTGAGCATAAGCGTTAAGATCAAACTCTTTCTGAGATATACCATTACAAACAATATTAGAAAATTTAGTTAACACCGGAACAGGTGCCCAGTCTATGTTCATATAAGACAAATCTCCGTTAACCGCTAATTCATTCTTATACTTATCCATAGGTTGCTCACCTCGGGCGTATAGCCTTAGCATGTTAAAAGTCTTGTAGTTTAAATTAAATCTATTTGAAGTGCTACCTCCGAATGAAAACCATTCTTGCTCAATAGCCCTAGAAACTTTTAAACCATATTCAACAGTTGCTTTTTCTTCATCTGGTACCACCTGATCTGGAAACGAACTATTATAGCTTGTGCTTATTTTCATCTACTTAATTATTTTGGAAAAATTCCCTTTGTTATTGTATTTTTTAAATCCTAAATCGTACGACTTCTTTTTTATTTCGTTTGTTGGTCTGTACCTATGTTTATTGCAAGCCATAAGTGCTAAACCCGTGCTAATGGATGCATCAAACTTTGTTCTATTATTTATATCAAACTTAGCCCAGTCTTCTAATGTACGCTGAAAATACATATTTCCATATCCGTCTTCTTTCTCGCCTACAAAATCTTCTATATAAGTTTCAATAGCAGCGGCATGCGCTTGCTTCACGTCTTCACTTGAATTAGGTATGCCCCCAACTTCTCTTTCAGATACAGATAACTTATTTATACTTTTGTCAGGTCTATTCATAGAATAGCCTCTATAACCACGACGCTTTAAATAATAAAGTAATCTGGGTTTGTTATTTTCACATAATATTGGCATACCATAAAACACAATAGCCATTAACACATCTTCAAAAAACATTTCTGCCGTTGAAGGTCTTGCAATGTATTCAAGAAAGAAATAGTTAGGGGGTGCATCACTCATTGAAAACTTAGTCAATCCAGATAATGCCCCGTTACTTCCACCGCCGCCAACAGTACCGCTAATATCGTAACTATCACATCCAAAAGCTCCCATGTGTTCATTTCCTGGATATTTGTTACCTCGTTTTAATATTATGTTGTTTTGAAGCGATTGTTCTGGTATCCACGATATTTTAAATCTGCCGTTTTTATTTGGATAGAATATAACTCTTGTGTCTTTAATCCCCCCTTCCCATTGAAAACTTCCGGTAGTCACCATCTGCTTATTGTTTAACTCCTCGTTAAAATCAATTTGCTGATATATTTTTGTTAGGTTAAATATAGATTGTTTAGCCTCGTCTCTAAAAGCGTGTTGTTCTGTACGGGGAAATTGTCTATAATATTCGTTCAAGGCGTCAGCATCGTCTTTTAATCCTTCAACTTCATTTTCCCAGTGTTGTATTACGCCTTCTGTAATTAAATTACCTTGGGGATCTAATGTTTCTTTTTTTGGAACATCAAACACAGGATGGCCGTACTGATCAATAAAACCCTCATAATTCCATTCCATAGGAATAAACAATTTGTATAAACCTGTTTTAGTTTGCCCATTCTTATTTCTTGACGACGCATCTGATCCATCGTATATTTTCTTAAAGTTTGCTCCTCCTTTATCTAAAGCATTTGATGTTGATCCCATCATACACTTACCTACAATTCTACTACCTAATCTTAAACAAGTCTTAGTTACTCTCCAGTTGTTAAGTATGTTTGAAGGTTTTTCCCATTTACCGCTTTCGTCATGCACTAATAGTTTTAATTTTTCACCATCATAACTATTATCACCTGTGTTTTTCCAGTCAATAGTTGTGTCTAATCCATCTAGCTCTTGAGCTATCTGATTATCTTCTAATTTTCTTCTAGTAAATTTAGAAGCAGGTACTCGATATGCTAGCTCTGTTTTTGGACGGTCCATACCGTCTTGTATTGGCTTAAAGAAAAACGGATAGTTTACCGAGATTGGTACAACTTTATCCGTAAACATTTTTTTAGCGTCAGCCCCTGATTTGGACAGTATACCGAATCTAGAGTCTGAAGATATCGTAGCCGAATTAACTGTTTCTCCCGACGACATGAATGAAAATCCAGAGCGTCGATTTTTAAGGTAACAAATACCGTACGATCTTGTATCCGCTTTACAGGCCTCCCAGAATATATAGAATAATCTATTTGATTCTCTAAAGTCTGGTAATCCAACATCAATTTTGGACCACTGCAAGTACATGTAGTGAGTACCAGTAATATAAGTAGGCTTACCTTTATTGATAAACCAAAAGCCTTCTTCGCGTCTATTAAACTCTTCATCTATATATGGATGCCATTGTTCTCTAAAGGTATTGGGGTAAGTGTTCCATTCTTGTACACTTTTAATTTTTTTTAATTCCTTAGGATATTCAACAGCTTGCCACTTGTTGTCACCTAAATCTTTAGTGTTTTCCACTTTAGGTAATGCAATCATTACATTACCAATTTCGTATATTTCACCAATCTTACCTGTCTTGCTAATTACAACAACATCATAATCTGCGTTGTAACCATAATTCCATTTAGCGTAGCGATTCTTTTTCTTTATAGTAGCAGGTTTGATGTAGTCTTTGACTACTCTATATAATGTTTGTTCGTATGCCATTATTTAGATCTCCCTTCTGCAAAACCTTTAAATTGCTTTTTGCTTGGCCCTTTAGCTTCTAGTTCTAATAAGTTCTCTTCTTCATCAATTCTTGATAGAATTTCAAATGCATCAAAGATTGCTAGCTTTTTTGTAGCGGCAGCATTCTTAAGTCTGTCTGCAGTAATATCTTCTCCAGAGTCTACGATCTTTTCTTTTGCTACCTTAATTAGTTCTTCAACAGCCGCTCGCCCAGCTTCTATTATACTCTTTTTGGTTTTGTTTGTGCTCATATTTAATTACAATATCTTTTGTCCTCATGCAGTACATTAGCTGATTATCAACAACAAATTCCCATTCGCTGTTTGGTGTAAATCCTATTGTATCGCCTGTACTCATTTTAAGCTCGTTTAAGGAGCTATTATCTATTTTGAGTATTCCAACAAGGGCTTCTGTTTTATCTAAGCTAAAATCGTCTGTATTGACAATTGGAGCTACAAAACATCTATCGCCTAATGCTTTCCAAGGTCCGTGCGTTTTGTATAAATATATTTGATCTACCGCACATAAAAACTTATTATCTTCTAAGAATGAACGCGAGTTCTTCTTTTTTCCCTTCATATCATAAAAAGTACGAAACACGTTCTGATGCACGACTATAGTATCACCTTTCTTTATAGGTGTGTGAATGCCAACTGGAGTCTCTAAGACTCTTGCATACTTGTTTACGTGTTTCCAACTCTCTATAGAAGTGTTTGTTATAAGGTTCACTTCACCAACCTTCGCTGTATTATCATATCTTTCGCCGAGAGGCTCAACGATAAAATCGTATATGCTTCTCATTAGTACTCTAAGTCATACTCAACGGAGATAGCCATGTTAGAATTAAATTTCTTCCATGGCATGCTCTCGTTGTTTTTTGTTATGAATATATTATAAGACTTATCGGTTTCTTCAAAGATTATATGAGAAATTTCGTGGCCGCCGTAAACTTTCTGATTAACAGAGTAATGCATTGCTTCGTTCTTATAGTCAGCCCCGATACTTATTTTCCTTATAATATTCATTATCACACAGTCTCCAGTTCAGGCTTTTTCTCAATAACAGTATATTCACCTGTTTTAAGATCTATATTGACCGGACCATAAGTCTCTTCAATTTTAAGTTTGCTAGCCTCTAAGGCTTGCTCTAGCTGTCTTAACTGTAGTATAGCTGAACTTTTTTGTGCTTCTAAAGCGCCAATCGCAATAAGTAGTTGACTCATTGAATTTTGTTGTTCATTGATTTCAGTTAATTCTTTCTTTGTAATCTTTTTAGCTTTTGCCATAATTTAATTTAATTTAATTGTTAATAATTGTTAATATTTATTCCGGAGTTTTGTACCATGCTTTGTTGCCCTCTATTAGCGTTTGCCCTTTTGCAATTTGTGCTTGTAAATGCTGTTCACGCCTTTTGAGAACTCTTGGATCGTTTGTTGGCTCTTGACGAGATTGAATAGTTTTAGTGATATTTTCTGCGCTGTATTTATCATTTAAAAGTTTGTTGTGAAGATCCACATTTTTAACTAGACCTTCCTTTTGTTTCAAAGTCATCGTTCTATAATCTTGAGTAATTGCTTGTTTACCTTGAAAATAACCTGGGCCATCACCCCTTTTTGTTACCAAGTGATAGTCTCTAGTTCCACCCTTGGGACTATTTCGTCCGACCTTCATAACGTGCATAGCGTCTTCTCCAGGGCGTTGGATATCTTGAGTCTTACCCATTTCATACGATTGCTTTGAAAATTTAATGCCTGATGTATTTAATGGAGCTAAAGGCTTTAGCATGTCTCTTTTAAACGTAGAAGTTGTAGAAGTTTCATTACTCGTACTGCTGTCTTTAGTTTCAGTAGTATACTCTTTTTCTCCAAAAGTAAACGTAGGTAAACCTGCTTTTTTTGCTTTTCCAAAAGCTTTTTGAAATGGGATGCTACCGCCACCCTCACTTGTTGTATCTGTAGTAACGGGAGTTATATTTGTAGTATCCGTATAGGTACCTGACATTCCTCTATCGTTTGTTCCTCGTCTGGTTGTAGTCGTGGTTTTTGTTTTTCCTCTTGTAACTTTTTTTACTGGGTCTGTTGGATTTGGCATAATTATTTTTTATTTAGTTAATTTAGTCTAATCCCTGTTGTTGGGTTATCGTTTTGAACACCTGGCACGTAATTATATATTTTATTACCGCTCTTGTATTTGAAAGGCTTATTGCCTCCGATAGTTCCAGTTGTAGACCTAGTCGCTGCGTCTGATTTACTGTAAACCTCTCCGTTGCCCATTGGTCTATCTTCCACAGGCATGTCTGTTAAACGTTGGTTAGTATTAGTTCTATCTACGCTTGAAACTGTTTCGTTTTCTTGTGTTTTTGCTACTCTTGCTTTTACTGGGTCATTTAAGACTCCCTTTGGTTGATTGTATGCCATAATTATTTTTTTAGTTTGTTTGTTATTTTTTCTCCTGACCTCACGACAAAGTAACCACCAACGGCGGTTATCATAAGTGCTTTAAGGAGGTCGATCCATTCCGCATCTATATTAAACGGTATCGAATCTGTGCTATCTAATATAACGAACAGGAACATGCATACTAATAAAAATGACAATGTTAATGGCCGTACGTTTTTTGATAACCAACTATCTGAATGCAAATCCGCTTCCCAACGTTTAGTTATCTCTTGTTCTCTTACTGCATCTGTTTCCAGCTCCGCGAGTAATATTCTTTTATCTAATTCAGATAATTCAGGATCGCCTTTAATAGCATCACCTAATTTACTTAATGCTTCAACACCAGTTAATGATCCTGCCATATCTAGCAGTTCTGGCGCAAACTTTTTTCCTTGAGCGGCTAAGAATCTTAAGGCTTTTCCTACAGCCGTTCCTTCACCACCGTTTTTCTTTGCGTTTGGATTCTTACTCATAATTATCGTTTTCGTGTAACTCTTACACAGTTATTAACTCTGCGGTTACCTTTCATCTTTGTACCTTTCTTAACGTATCCAGTCCAGCAAGGTGTTGATTTCTTTTTTCCTTTCATATTAACAGTTCCATTTTCTTCGCGCTGCTAATCCTCTTTCTGATGACCAGCCTTTAGATCTTGCACAAAATGATTTACGTCTTTTGGCAGCTTTACTACCTTTCTTTAATTTTGAAGGAGGTGTAGTCACGGCAGTTTTTAATTTACTACCAGGATTATCTTTACGATACTTGGCAACTCCTTTAGCAGTCATTCCACCACCAGCTTTCTTACCTGTACCCCTTCCCTTTTTTACTTTTGCGTAGTTTCCTTTTGATTTCTTACGCGAAGGTGCCTTACCTCTTTTCTTAGGTGCTGCTTTTTTCTTAACTGCCATTACTTTTTCTTTTTAGGTTTAGTATGCGTGTACCCCTGTTTTTTTAGCGCGTTATGTTGAGCCATAGTTTTAGCTGTTTTTATAACTTTACCTTTGTACATCTTATGTACTTTAAATTTTTTTGTAGCCATCATTCTAATGTTTTATCCCAACGGGCTCTAGTCTTTCTTATATCGTAGTGAGTAAATGTGTTATACTTGCCGAGACCTCCTTGTAATATATGTCCGTGCTCAGTTAAGTTATCTATGGTTTTGTAAACCTCAGACGGATCTAAATCGTTTATTTGAATATCAGCAGCTTTACCTAAAATATGCTGAGAGTTTGAAACCCCACCAACCTCTTTATTGTGCTCAGGACATCTGTATGCGTTTGTTAATTTAATAGGCTTTCTTACAAAATCCCTAATATATTGTAATTGACTAGCTAGCTTAGTTACTTCTATAAGTACATCGGCAGGCATCTCACAACCGCATTTACATTCAAATTCTGATTTATTAAAGTTATTGGTTAACTTCATTAATAACCCTCTTTAGCACACTGAGTAATAGGTTTACCTGGTTCCATACCGCAGCCGCAATGAGCTTTTGATATTTCCATGTGATTACGCGAATTGCCTTTAGCGGTTGGTCTACCTTCCATATTTAATGGCCCGTCCCATAATGCTGATGCTCCTGTGTTTCCGTTTTTCATATCTATTATTTTATTATTATATAACTACTCCTTGCGCAGCAGCTTTTTCTTTATCCCATCCCCTAGCTATACCCATCGCTCTTTGAGCTGCATGAGCCGGTGTCATATTGTGTTCAAAACCTGGGGGTGGTGGTGTAGCGTAGCCTGTTTGGCTTTGAAAATCGCTACCCGCAAATTCTTGTGTTTCATATACTTTTTCAGGAGTCGCTTGAACCTCTTGTCTTCTTCTAAAACCTCTTGATCCATTCATTCCAATAGCAGTTCTTTGTTCCATACCTGGCATGTATTGGCTACCCCCTGTAGATCGCGCGTAACCTCTATTTGTATTACCCATTATACCTACTCCCCCAACTCCGGCTACTGCTCCCGCAATGCTATTGCCCGAAGCGGTTCCTGCGTTAGCGGCTGCTCGTTGTGCTTGGGTTTGACGATCTGCCATTATTTTATCATTAAGACGCTGCATTCCTACACCCATAAAATTTTGCATTGCCTGAGGAATTGCCGGTCCTACCGCGTTATTGGTACTTGAATCTTGATATCCTGTCTGGGATTTTCTAGCTAATTTACCCGCTATGCCTGCTCCGGCTGCCATTGCCCAACTCATAATTATCTTGTTTTATCTTTATTAACTAATTTCATAGCTCTAGCATCTAATTTGTCTGAGTATGATTCTTTTTTCATTACTTTGTTACGTCTAATAGACATTGGAATGTCTTCTTCTCCAAGCATTATACGATACATTTGTTGTATCAAACAATTTGCTTTATGACTAATTTTATATAAACTATACTGTTTATCTCCATTATTTGCTTTACGCCAGATCTTCACCCAACCGTTTTTAACTAGCTTATTCCATCTCCGATTGTCCCAACTATATGTTAGCGTACCTTCTTCAAAATCTGTTCGTTTAAACTCTCCTATACAATCAAAATAAATAAGTAGTTCAATATCTGAACTAGTAAGATCATTATTTTTGCAAGCCCATCTGCGTACAACTCTGTAATGTTTTAGTAAACCTAGCTCTCTTAAATCTTGCCCGGTTAGTTTTCTCATAAAACAAATACTACATCTTGCATCTTGATAACTTGATAATCATCACCGTCAACTTCTATCCTGTGACCTGCGTGCCTATCGTAATAAACTTCATCTCCTGCGTTTAAACCTGCACAAAGATCACCAACTGATTGTATCTTTGCTTTAACGTATCTTATATCTTGCCTTTGACTCTCTGAAAGTAACAGGCCACCTTTAGTAGCCTTGATACCTTCTTTTTTTTTATTGATTAATATGTTATATCCTATTGCTTTCATATTACGCTCTTAGATTAGACATTATGCAGTTAGTAGACAATATAGTTGAAGCTACTGACGCTGCATTCCTTAATGCTGACTTTGTAACAAGCACTGGATCTATAATACCAGCTTTAAACATATTTACTGCTTTGCCTGTTCTTGCGTCAATACCCCAATCTTTACGATCTACAATATCAACTAATAGTCCTGCATTCTGTAATATAATTCTGTAAGGAGCAATAAGCGCTTCCATAACAATTTTTTCGGCTTGTGTCTTAGTTTTAATCTTTACAGTAGCTTGAGCTAATGCAACACCTCCGCCTGCAACAACACCTTCTTTAATCGCTGCTTTAGTTGCACATATTGCATCTTCTACACGATCTCTCTTTTCTTTTAATTCTATATCTGAATTACCACCAACTTGCACTATTGCAACCTTAGCGGATAACATAGCTAATCTCTTTTCAATCTTAACTACTCTGTTAGGATTTGTTTCGTTACTTAGCTTTTCTTTTAAGTTTGTTACGATTTTTGTAACTCGTTCAGCAGCATCGTTATTAATTTGTATAACTGTATCCGCAAATGTCGAAGTAGCTTTTGTGCAAGTACCTAAATGATCAAGATCAATTAAATCTAAATCGTCTCCTAAGTTTTCACTTATAACTGTTGCACCTGTTAATAATGCTAAATCGTCAAACATCTCTTTTCTATTTACACCATGTGTAGGTGCTGGAACGATGTTAATATCAATATTACCTTTATTCTTGTTCATAGCTAAAGTCGCTGCCACTTTCGGGTCGACGTCCCCTATGATTAGGAATGATCTTTTGTTTTTTATAACGTGCTCGAGTACAGTTTGTATTTGTCTTACTGTATCTACTTGAGAATCGATCAGAAGTATTAAAGGGTTTTCTTGTTCGCAAGAATTATTTGTTTGATTGTTTACAAAATGGTTATTGATAAATCCTTTGTCATACTGAACTCCCTCAACAACCTCTAAACCTGTTTCACCAGTCTTTGATGTTTCCATCATAACTATACCGGTTAAATCCACTGCTCTATAAGCGTCAGCAATCAACTTGCCTAGCTCAACGTCATTATTAGTAGATATAGTGGCCACTTCTTCAATCATTGAATCGTCAACCACTTTACTTACCTTATCTAAATACGTAGTAACTTTGCCTACTACTGTATTTATAGCTTCTGCTACTTCTCTTTTGTTTATATCTTTGTTGTCAACTAAAGCATGCAATAAAGAATGTGTTAATACCGTAGCGGTAGTTGTCCCATCTCCTGCATCTTGCACTGTTCTTTGTGCTGCTTGCTTAACCATAGATGCACCCATATTCTCTACAGGATCTTCCATGATACACAAGTTAGCAACTGTTACACCATCTTTTGTTATTACAGGCACCCCCGCATTATCTTCAAAAATTACCGTTTCTCCGCCTGCCCCTAATGTAGAAGCTACGGCTCCTGCTAAAGTGTCAATACCTTTAAACAGTTTTTCTTTCCCCTCAGTTCCGAAGTGAAATTCTTTTACTATTTGATTCATTAAATTAGATTTTATTATATAATTACGCGTAATTTTATAAAGCTACAGATTATCGGCCCCAACTTGTAAAGTAACAGAAACTGGGTTTATAAGTAACTCAATAGCTGACGCGATATCTGCTTCAATATATGTTACTTGTTCATCTCCCATTGTGCTTTTAGTCCACGCTGCTACCTCATCGTTTGTAAGTTGATCAAAAGGTATAAAGTTTGTAATATCATCAATTTTTAATTCTTGTGTTCCAATGCTAGTTGACGTGTAAGGATCCCCTTGTGGGTTTAATGTATCTGAAACTCCAGTAACAATCCAATGCACATTATACACTACATCAGATTCTCCCTCTGTTTCAACATAGCAGTCAACTGTTTTGCAATTCCATTCGTAAGTAATCATAATTTTAATTTTTTAATATTTCTATTATTAATTAGTATAAAAAATTTCCTGATAATTTTCAGGTAGGTAACTTTCCATTTCAGTTATTTGTTCAGCTGTTAATTCATCTTTGTAAAAATCATTTGCTAAAACAAACAAAAAATGTTCTTGAATTTCTAAATACACCTCACTCTCAAAAGTAACATCAGAAATTTCTTGTAACTGAGTGGGCAATTGAGTTTGTATATTTAATATGTCACTTTCATTGTATCCTTTTTCTTCTGTTACTGTATTACGTTTCATATTTAAGATTTTAATATTTCTATTTCTGCTTTTAATTCTTGTATTGCTTTAACTAAAACTGGTATTAATCTACCATAAGATGCTTCTAACTTTTCTGGGTTTGTATCATATACCAATTTTAAATTTTCATCATCTACTTCTTGTAGATCTTGTGCTATAAATCCTAAATCTTTAACGCCTACTTTAGCACCATCTCTTGTGTTCCAATCAAAAGTAACTGGTTTAAGTTTGTCTATGACATTTAAGCCATAATTAGAATCTTCTATTTTTGTTTTATCTCTTCTGTCTGAAAGTGCTGTAATTGATGTTACTTGACATCTTAAAGCAGAAATAGAAGCATTACCTAATACTATTTCATTACTTGCGCCGGAGGTACTTGGAGCGGAATCGTTTCCTACAAAAGTGCAATTAGTTCCATTTATATGCCCAGTACCAGAATCCCTACCTAAATACGTGTTAAAAAATCCACTTTGAAGATTTTCCGCTGAATCGTTACCTATAGCAGTATTAAAACTACCCGTAGTTAATACATCCATGGCATTACGGCCAATAGCAACATTATAACCTCCGTTTACAGTTCCACTGGATGGCCCCTTTAAAGCATTATAACCCATTGCTGTATTTCCGCTACCTGTATTATATTGCGCTGCAAAAGCTCCTAGAATTGCCCTGTGTTGCCCCGTAGTATTACTATATCCCGCAGATCGACCTATAGTAACACAATCAGCACCTGATGTATGAGAATAAGATGCTTGATATCCCATAGCGATTAATCCCTGTTGTGTAACAAAGTTTCTTCCTGCCTGATAGCCTACAGCTACGCAGAAACCACCGACATTGGAAGATGTATCCATAGCTTGATTCCCAATAGCAACACAACTACTACTATTACTGTTTTCTAAGGTTTCTTGTCCAACACAAACATTATTCCACTGTGTAGTAATACCCTTTCCTGCGTCTTGACCAATAGCTATATTTGATGATCCTGACTCAAGAAAACGGAGAGATCTATAACCCATAGCCATGTTTTTTGAGCCACTAGTAATATTATACATAGTATCTTTTCCTACTCCAACATTCCCAGATCCCGATGCACCAACCGCTCCACGACCTGCACTTGGCCCAACAAAAATATTAGAAATAGAAGAAGTACTTGTTTGGTTATAGCCCGCAAATTCACCAATATATGTAGAACCATTACCTCCAACTTGATTATAGCCTGCAAAATGTCCCATAATAGTCGCACCTACTAAGGATGTCGTAGAAAAGTTTGCTGCTCTGTTTCCTATTATTGTATTACGATCGCCTACACTTCCAGAAAATGGTATGGTTGCTAACGATACTCCTCCTGATGCACCCGTAGCAACAAAACAATCTGTTAAATCATTTAATTCAGTAGCGCCCCCGCCACCTCCACCAGGGGTAGCAATCCAAGATAAGGTTCCCGCTGCATTTGACTCAAGTATTTGATTAGCTACGTTAGGTAATGTGTTTGGTAGTTGTAATGTATAACTACTACCTCCAGAATGATTAGGTCCTTTTAGCCCTACGTAGTGGGGAGTTCCTGCTTCACAATAAAGTTTTAATAAACCGTGATTTGTACCATCACCTACTATACCAACTGTTGAAACAACAGATAATTTATCGCTAGGACTAGAAGTTCCTATACCTACGTTACCTGTATTGGTTATACGCATATATTCTGATAAAGTCCCAGCATCTGTTACCGACCCAATTACTGTAAATCCAGAAGCACCACCGATATAAGATGTGGAGTTTGAAGCGTCACCATTACCAATAGTTAAGTAAGCGTAGCCTGAAGCCGATTTAATCTGTAAAAGATTGTTAGCTAAATTACCACTTGGTGCATGTGTTGCAGAACCAATTTGCAATTTAGCTCCAGGATTAGTTGTACCTATCCCTACGTTACCTGAAAATATACCATTACCAGCAACAGTGATACCCGTGGATGTAGTTGCTAATCTATTAACGCCTGCACAAAAAAGCGTAGTAGCACCCCCATCAATTGCAATAATCATATTTTGAGTATCACCTGAATTGTTTAATACAAAACTACCAGCATTAAGTTGTAAATTACCAGTACCAGCGTCTTTTATAATACTGTGGGTTCCAGTGTGATAAATTTCAAGATCTCCACCAGCTCCATAAATACTTTTTACGTTATCTCCGTGGAGAGTATTACCAGTCATTGTACCACCAGCTAAAGGAAGATAATTCCCCAATAGATCGGTAGCTAGTATTCTTTTATTGGTTGATCCATCATATCCTACAACAAAAGCTATGTCTCCTATTGCAGTTGCTTCAGTAAATTCTGAAAATTTTATATTTGCCATTGTTTATTATTTTATATTTTTAATTTTCGGGGGTTAAGTTATCTCCCGCTTCAGATAATATGAAGTCGCCATTCTCTGCTATAATAAACGGGCCACCACCACCGCCATAGTTAGAGGGCCACCATATACCGTTGCCTATAGATTGTCCACCCATTACTTAACAGCTATTAAATCAGCAGCAGTTGTTCCAGTAGCTAGTACGTAATCTACTATAACTGGTAAAAAAGACCCCGCCGGCAAACCTTTGAAAACCACAGCTTGTGCTGCAGTAGGTCTTCCTGAGCCACCCGCTCCGGTTACTCCTGATAGTATTACTTTTACATCACCACCTGTTCCAATGAACAAGCAGGAGCTATCTATGTTAGTTGCATTGCTTATTGTGTCGCTAGCTGCTACCGCTACCGCTATAGTTCCAAAATCTGGTTGATTTGCGTATTGTCCCATTGTTTATTTTTTATTATTTTTTTATTTTTTTTTAATCGTAAATTTTTATTTCTACATATATAGGATTTGCTGTTCCTAGGTCAGCTGAAGTACCTCTGTTGCCTGTAGTAGTTCCTACCTCAAAGCATTCGATAGAAATTAAAGTAGCCGCTTTGCGCCGTATGTTAGTAGCCTGCGGGAATACATTGGTAGTTGCTCCCACTGTTCCTGTTATGTTTGGGTTATTTATATAGCCTATTGTATTATCTGTAAAAATACTCCCATTAGAATTTGTAATATTATACTCTCCCACTCCTGTTCTAGTAATCGACCAGGTACCACCTATATTATTATTTATCATTGTTATTGTAGGTGTTGATCCAGCAGAGGCTACATTTAGTCTAAACGCCGTCATCTTATAGCCATTACCTGTATCTACTATATCTGCTAATGTAGTATGATAAATTTGCTTTGTGATACGCTCCGTACTGAAATTCATACTTGAATCTCTACTCACAGGAATTAAAGGATCCGGATTAGCTGCTGTAAGTATATAATTATCAGTTCCTAAATAGTCTACATTTACCACAGGGTCTGTAGCCGATCCTGTCATAACTATACCGTCATTTCCGGTAACAGACGTAACTGTTCCGCCACTACCTGAACTACCATTCGCAACATTTGTTACAAATCCGTAGTCATCTACGGTAATATTAGCATTAGTGTAAGCTCCCGGAGTTAAATTAGATTGTACAGGTACATTTACTGATATAGTGCCATTCGATGTAATAGGTGTGTTACCTATTGTTAAATAGTTACTAGATATCCCCACTTCGGTTACCGTTCCTGCATTACCTCCTGGCACTGTAGCCCACGTGCCGTCTTGTCTTAAAAATTGTCCTGTACTTCCTCCGTTTAAATTTAGTGTCAAAGAAGGTGTGCTAGTTGCATCTGCTACACTAGCCGTAAATGCCGCTATGTTAGTTGAATAGGATACACTCGTTACGGTGCCGCTTCCACCTCCCGGTATAGTTGCCCATTGATTATCCCCTCTTAGATATGTTGATGGGCCTGGGGTTCCTTCAGCACTTAAAGTTGCGGTAAGAGTACCTGATACTGTAATAGGCCCCCCAGTTATATTAATGAAATTGCTATTGCCGCCGTTTACTTCTAGCACTGTTCCAGAGCCTCCCCCTCCGCCTCCGACTAGCTGACTAACTTTTACTGTGCGTGTAGGTGTACCCAAAACACTCATATCAGCAATTATTAGTAGGTCCTCACCGGACACACTTGAAATTCGTGGGTATGTAGTTATTATACTCATTAGTTTGTTTTTATATTATTTTATGCCCATAACCAATTACTGCCGTCATAAAACACCGGCGCTTTATAAGTTCCTCCTCCCGCTGCATTTGTATAATAAGTAGGAAATGCTGAATCAGTTATATAAGTTCTCATACCTACTACAGGACTTGCAGGTAACGTAGCAAATGTATATCCTTCTAATACTATAACCCCTGTTAAATGAGTTTCCGCATTATCTGCATTACCTAAAGTTATAGTGTTAGAGCCGTTACCTAGTACGCCTGATCCTATAGCTATTTCATTACTTCCTCCATTGCTTAAAGCTCTAGTATTATCTCCAATAAATATAGAATCACTACACGCAGTAAGGGGAACACTTGCACCTGTCCCATAATTACTTCCAGCAATCAAACCAATTGCTATATTTCTACCATCTCCAGACGCGAGAAATTCCAGTGCAGATTGACCTACAGCGGTGTTGTAACTAGAAGTATCAACGGACTTAAGAGAGTAAGCTCCTAAACCTGTATTTCCTGTACCAGTGGTGCCTCCTTCCAAAGCTCTATAGCCTACACCAACATTTGCGCCAGACGTTACAGAGTATAGAGATTGCGCGCCAACAGCAACATTAGAAGATCCTGTTGCACTAACTCTTAACGCGTCATCTCCAATTGCTACGTTGTTATTACCAGAAGTGTTGTTTGACATTGCTGTAGACCCAACCCCTGTATTGCCACTACCTGTAGTACGGAATAAAGCCTGGTACCCTATAGCGGTGTTATCAAAAGATGAAACATTGAGGTACAGCGCAAAATTACCAAAGGCTGCGCAGCGTTTATTAGATATACTAGTGCTACTTCCTGCTCCATAGCCAAAAAATGTACTATCCCCTAACCCTACCTGAGATACTCTGCCGCTTACTTCTAAAGCCGATGTAGCATCTGCAGCTGCAGTAGTTTTACCTATTACCACTGCATTCGAATTGTTATTGTAAATGTCATTTCCAGTAGCAGTCCATAAACCGCTGCCACCAGCAGCCGCATCTATTGTAATGTTGTTACTACCGTTATCAGTTAGGGTTATGCCCGAACCAGCCGTTAATTGCACGGTGTCTACAGCACCGGTAGCTGGTGTTAGAGTAATATCGACATTATTACCATCTTGAGCCGATGCTAAATCATAAGTTGTACCACCTCCCCCACCTGCTGGCATAGTTACAGTTTTAACATTAACCGCCGTGGGATGACCTGTAGCATCTTGTGTTATAGAATCTATTACGGTAAACGTAGCGCCTGCTGCTGGAGCCGCCGTACTTGTTGTATCGTTCCTAGTTGTGTCCTCGTGACTCCATGTTATTCTTTTGAACGCAGCCGAGGTTACAAGATCAATTTTGGCACCGGGTTGAACAAGAACAGCATCATTGTTTTGTACTACGAAACCACCGGCGCCGCCGTCATCTACTCTCCATTGAGTCATACCCCCACCACCTCCAGTTGTAGGCATAGTCACAGTTTTAACGTTTACAGCTGTAGTATGTCCAGTAGAGTCTTGGGTTATTGAATCGATTACAGTAAAAGTACCATCACTTCCAGGAGCAACAGCCGAAGTGGTATCTTGTCTGGTCGTAGGATTATGATCAAATGTAATTGAACTGGTTTCTGAAGTAACAGCAGATGAAAGCTTGGTTCCACCTATAAATGAAACAAGTTCTCCATCTGAAACTTCAAAGCCTCCTTCACCCCCTGCTCCCGCATTCCAAGAGCTCATAGTACCACTGCTATAGTTAGGTACGTTTAAAACATTGTTTATTAAAGTAGCTTCCCCCGACGTTCCAAAAGTAGTCAAAGCTAAAGGTGCAGTACTTCCCCCTACCAAATCCTGAACAGTTACAGTCCGGGTGGACGTGTAAGGAGTGCTAACATCGGAAATAACAAGTAAATCCTCTGGGGATATTTCAGTTATCTTAGGGTATGTAGTAATTCTACTCATTTCTTTTTCTTTTTAGTTTTAGCTCTTCGCTTGCGCTTAGGTACCTTATATTTCTTTTTGCCTTCTTTCTTTGTTCCTTCTCCATCATTAGCTCTATTGCGGGAAATCTTTTCCCAACGACCATCTTTATGATCCCAATCCATACCCTTAACATTACGCCCACTTTTTTTAGCTTTACGTCTTTCTCTCTGAGCATGTGCTTTTTTTCTTTTACGGTCTGACGTCTTAGCATAAGCCAAATCACGCTTCTTCTTTGCAGCAGCAGCTTTAGGGCTCAATTTTTGTTTAGATGCCATTAAACCTAATTTATACGTTATTTAATTATATATCATTACGCGTTTTTTAGAAAAGCTACAACCCGAAAAAAAGTTTGTTGCATAAATAGGGGCTATGGGCTACATGTATATTCTAAAATCTATTTTCTAAACGAAAACGCATTTCATATCGAAGGGCCCCTATCCCTTTTTGGGTTTTCGAAAAAAGGTTTTGCCTTTTCCCCGGGGTTTAGGCCCAGGCATTAGCCTTTTGCTTAGGCACTAGCATGGCGTGACAGCTAGCAGCAGCGCAGCGCAGCGTAGCGCGTATAGCATTGCAGACGGTTCACGTTGCTTACTAGATAATATAGTTGAATATAAAATAATAATAATATAAACTTTAAATTAATTAACTATGCAACTTTTAAAATTAAAAACTTCTCAACCTAAAAACATTTTAAATATTATAATAAATAAAAATATATTACAACACCCAATACAACTTAATAATAAATTACTTATAATTAATAAAAAAGATTATAAAGAAGTTAATAAAATATTCAACTCAAACTACTTAAAATTTAAAATAATTAAATAACCTCAGCCTCAACCAGGGGGGCCGGCGCAGACGAACCACGCTGATCCCCCGATAATAAATGTGTAACTAATAAAAACTATAATATGAAAGCAATCTTAACAAAAATCAACGAAGTAATGTCTAACCTGGGAGCCGCAGCTGCTGCCGCAATACGAAACTAAAATGAACTATAACGAAGAATACCTGTACACTCAGGCACTGAACTACGACTATGAACTGGCACTGGCTGTCGAATACCTTAACTCACTAACTCAAAACAATTAATTATGTACGAAACAAATTCACAAGCCTGGGACAGGATCTCAGCAAAGTATGACGAGTCTATCAGACGCACACAAATCTGCCAAGATATGTTCGGGCAGGATAATCTAAAGGGCTTAAGTCCAGAGCAGCAAGATCTGTTCTGGGCGTCAGTCTAAAGCACACGGATCCTGGTGTGAGATGGGATGATCTCAGCTAATTGACCTCGGAGGTAACCAGCCGGGGTCCGGCGTGTATAGCATATAGCATTTTTACAGCTGGATCGCGTATAGCATTGCAGACGGAATACGTTGTATATTAGATAATATATGTGAATAAAGAAATTAACTAAAATAATAATAATAATAATAATAATAAAAATAAATAATAATAATTAATAAATATAAACTTAAAATTAAATCTTATGACTACAAATGAATTAATGCAAAAGGCTCTAAAAACTATGTCCAACAAAGAAAAAGCAGCGATCTGGCCTCCGCTAACTAGAAAGAACTTTGTTGTGAGAGAAAGCTGGCTCGGCCGCAATCAACAAATAACTTTCATCAACAATAAAAATCAAACTGTGACGTACTGTCATGACACAATACTAAATGCAATGCTGCCTAAGCTACAATTACAGGCTTGCTGGATCAAAAGAAAGTACTGGTCACAAAGTACTAACTTACCGAGCACTGTCAGACATCTGGCAACTATAACTGAAGCTAAGTCTACTAAAAAGTAGGCTTATAGCTTCGGCTAACTAACCAAAACATCGGTGAATCTACCACGGGTGTATAGCATACCTATGTTCCGTAGGCAAATCTCACCGATTGCAGACGGTTCGTGTATAGCATCGCAGACGAAACACGCACCTAAATAGATAATATAAGTGAATATAAAAAATACTAATAATTAAATAAATAAACTATGAATATAGAACTTAAAGAAGAATACTCTAACTACCTATATAATAAAGTAGGAGATCTAACTAAAGAAAACCGCAACTATATGGTCGATGTATTTGAAAATTGGGTAAATGATGGAAATGTAGAAGAATGGGAAGATGGGTATATAGAGCAAACCACACAGTGGAATAAGAAGTTCACCGCAAAATCTCTAATTAACTACTATATTAAAGAATACGATGTAATTTAACGAAGAAGTAGATCCCATTAGAGTAATTTAAGTAATAAACTAAAGTATAGTTGTTTAAAACTTAAGATAGTAGAGTGAAGACACTCTCTATTAGTAGTGTACTATAATTGAACTATACTAATGAAGTTACACTAATAACTAGAGTTTTTTATAAATACTATTATAATTACGTGTTTTTGGGGAAAGCTACTGGAAATCAAAGATTATTTTGGTAAAAAGGGTATGACGATTCGACATGACATAGTGTACCGACACCTTGTCATAGAGTTGCAGACAAATTACGACTATAAAAAGATATTAAAAGTGATAAATAAATTAACTAATAAATAATAAATAACTATGCAAGTATTAAACATCAGTAAAAACGGTACAATTAAATGTAAAATGAGTGATGGAAGATTAGGTTACACCTATAGATCCGGTTATGTTAGAGTATCTCTAAAACATAATAATAAAAGATTATACCAAATTAACACTAAACGCACTAATTATAACGCAAAACGTAGTAACTACTATTACACTAGAGAATTACTATATAATGAACTCGATCGACTACGTTTGCTATACGCATTCGACCGCAATAACTGTCAAAACCCAGAATGGATCTTAAGTAAAAATATATAACTATGAGAGAACAACTAATTAAAGAAATATGGGTGCGTTGCCACCGAACACACAACGAGCAAGACTACGCCGACCTATGTGAAATGTCAACCGCAGAATTAAGTGAAATATTAATCGAAATAAAATTAGCCCAATAAAACTATGCAATTAAGTAACTACGAAAAGAATGTGATATTGGTAGCTCTAGATCACATGGAAGAACACCTTGAAGCTATTGAACAAGACGGTTGTATAACCGAAGACACTTATAACTTAAGAATTGAAGCGGTAAATACCGCAAGAACTAAAATACAAAATAACTAAACTATGAATACTATGAAAACAATTAAAATAGAACACAGATGGTGTGAATCGGATGATCGGTGGGTATACCTAGAGTATAACGAACAAAATAAAATATGCGGTATGAATTTCATGCAAGGTGACGAATACGGTGTATTCAAATCACAGTGTGCAGAGAATGACCCTGGATTATTTGAGTTCTACGAAACCATGCTATACACCTTTCCGATCGAGAAAGTTTCGGTTGAATGGATAACCTTTATAAATAAAGTAATGTGGGCATATTGTCAAGCCGACCAAATAAGAGCGAAATACTAGTTGCAGATATAATACGCA